GTTTGGTAACTGGCGCGGGTCAATGCCCGTTGGATGGCCGCGTCAAAAAACTGGTTGACCTGGGCCCGGGTGTATTTGATTGGCCCGGGCCGCCCGCCGCCGTCCAGGTCCCCACGTAGCCGCAACCTTTGGGACTGTGCAAACGCCTGTTTTTGCGAACGCTGCAACGCCTTGTCCGCAGCGATGGCGGCGGGTGTCATCCCTGTCAGTTTGGTGGTCAGTTCGTCCACCGACACCGACAGTTCAACCATCGAATCCTTAGCCTTGTCGGCGTTTCCCGTTACCTTGTCCAGCAGTTTGTAGAATTCCTGAACCGTTTTGTTGGCGGAGTACATGCCGGCGGCAAGGATCGCACCCGCTACCCCAAGTTTTTTCAAAAACCCGCCCTTGCCGCCGCCGGCCGCACCACCCACACCGCCGCCCAACGCGATGTTCGCCAAATCCCGCAACAGCCCGCCCTTGCCGCCGGGGCCACCCAGTTGTCCACGACTCCGCCGTGCGTTAATGCCGATGTTCGCTATTTGGGTGGCAATCTCCCCGATTGCGATTGCAAGCTTGGCGGTCTTGTAGGCAACCAGCACCCCGAACAGCAGTTCCAGGCTGTGTTTCGTTGACCCGGTGATGTCGTTCAGCTGTTTGAACGCCGCAACCAGGAACCCCACAACACCCTTAACCGCGGCAATCGCCTGTTTCACGGTGTCCAACACCCGTTGCTGGTTTTCGGTGTTGGAAATCCAATCGTTGAACTTATTAACGGCATCGGTAACAGCAGGGATCAGCAGTTGCCCGATTTGTGTTTGCAGGTCATCAATGTGCGCGCCAGCGATGCGTAACTGGTTCGCTAACCCGCCCGACGTGCGGGCAAAGTCACCTTGGGCCACCGCACTGTCTTTGAAAATCAGGGTGACGCGGGCAATCGCCTTTTCCTGGGCGGTCAGCTGTTTGGCGTTTTTCTTGCCGGTTTCGTTCAGTGCCTCCTGTTGCACCCGGGTTTCCGACAACAGCACCCCGTATTTGCGCAACGGTTCCGACTCACCGACGACACCGGAACGGATCGCGTCCAACGCGGACTGAACGTCCGTGTTGTAGAACGAGGCTAGGTCCGCACCCAGCTGGGTCAACCGCTTGGATTGTTCCGCCGCCGTTTTGCCGGTGAGCCCCAGCGGACGGAACAACGCCCCGAACGAACTTGCCGTGCCCAACGCTTGACGTTGCGATTGTCCCATCGCGGTGGCGGCGGTCTGTGACCAAGCGATGATGTCATCGGCACTGTCACCGAACACCACCCGCGTCTTACTCATTTGTTCGTTCAGGTCGGACGCGGCATCAATGCTGGTCTTGATGCCAGCGACCAGCCCCGCACCGCCCAAAAACGTGCTGGACGCGAACGCGATAGAACGGCCCATGCTTTTGAACAACCCGGATGCGGCAACACCGCCGCGGCCGAACCGTCCTATGTCACGGTTGAAATTCGTTGCCGCTTTCGAGGAACGCGCAAACGCCCGTTCCAGTAAGCGGCTATCACCAACCAGTTCAACCGTGAGTTTTCGGGCCACGTCACCTCACCGCCTGGGTGTGCAACGCCTGGAACAAGTCAACGCACCCCAACAGCTGGGCCGGGGTCAGGTCACCAACCTGGTCGGGGGGGACACCGAAATATCCGACACGGGCATCCCAGTAGCGGGCGGGGTCACCTCCGATGTCTCCGAACTCGTCAACGAACCGGCCCCATTGGTGTCGGAATTCTCGTTCGAGCTTTTCAACGGGGGGCCGGCATCACCGTCCGTGTCCTCCGTGTTTTCGCCCACCTCGATGGTGATTGCTGAACCGAACGGGGCATCCAGCAACCGATCAAAGACCGTGGGCACCTCCGTGCGTTCGATGCGGCCAACCCGGTGCAACACGATCACCGCCAACACGCACGCCAGTTCCGGGTCAGACATCGCGTCATCCGTCAACGTGGCGGGTAGGTAGCCGGACAGCCGCTTAATCCAGCCCCACTCCCGGGTGGTGAACTCGTCACCCAGGTCCAGTTCGTAACGGCCGTCATAGGGTTTCACTCCGTGAATGGCGATGTGGTCAGGCAAAGGTTGTTCCTCCGTGGTTGAACCGGTCCGCCATTTCGTCTAACGCCCGTTCCATTGCGTCCCGGGTTTCGTCCTCATGGGCGTACAGCGACGGCAACAGGATGTGTCGCATTTGCCAGCTGCCCCATTCCGGGTGGACGCCCGTGGTTTTGCGTTTGGTTTGTTCCACCGCGATGCCGCGTTGACGAACCACGGTGTAGTAGCCGGCGGCGGTCTTTGCGTGTTTGCCGGCCATGTGGCTACGGGCCGCGTCACGCACGCTGTCCCCGACCTTGCGCAACACGTTGCGCATATCGCGTTTCTGTTGTTTGTCGGCAAGGTCGATGGCCCGCAGGAACTCGCGGTAGCCCTCAACCCGGAGCGTTGCCCCCGTGGGCATCGGTTCCTATGGTGCGGTGACGAACGCCAGCCCCGCCTCATCCGCCGCGGTGAACTCCACCGAAAACGCTTCCGCGTCACCACGCGTTGCCGCCGGGGAATAGGTCAGCACCTGGACGTTGCCCTCGAGGCTGGGATTGGTGGCGGACACCGGGGATGTCTGGTCGGGTCGCCAGGCGAACGGCACCACCTCCCGGTCTTTGTGGACCGGGTACAGCGTTTGGTGGACCTCGCCCGACCCGTATGACCCGTAAAACTCCACGGTGACGGACTGGGTGGTGATGCCGGCCAGGTATTCGGACGCGCCCGTCGGGTTGAACCCCGACACGTCAACACGGTCGTGTTCTGAGTTGAGCGTCACGGACCGGGCGAATGTACTTAGGTCCACCGAATCCACCTCTACGCTGTCCTTAAGGGCGACACGCTTAGGCATCGCTGGTACCTCCCTCTTGTTCGTTGTCGTTGCCGTTTTCGCTGTCGCGTTTGACCACGCGAATGGACCCGCGTGCTTTCGCCCGTGCTTCCTGTTCGGGTGACAGGTCCGCCTCGAAAGTCTCGCCCTCCGCGTGTCCCTGATACCCCGTCTTAGCCGTCACTTTGTAGGTCGTGTTCATAGGAACGTTGCAACCCTCCATTCGCACCCCAACAGCCGGCCGTCAGTGGCCGTGTCCTCGAGGTAGATTCGGAACCCGGACACGCCCTCCGGCACCACGGTTGCCACGTCCTCCAATGCCGCTTCCACGGACGCTGCATCGGTTGGGTCCAGCATCCGCAGTAGCAACAGCTGGCCGGCCTGAACATCGGCCGTGGTCACGCGCGCGCGCACCGTGAAGAACAGTTCCGACGAACCGACCCCATACCCGGCACCTGTCTGGAACGGGTCACCGGGGTACAGGTCAATGGACGGCGGTGTCGGGTTCGGGTTCATGTACGCGGTCACCTGTAACCCGGGGATTTCGTCCGCTATCGGCACCAGGGCATCCGCCAGCCCTTGCATCAGCGCAATCAGCCCCACCGTTTCCGGCGGGCTACTCACGCGATGCCCTGGGCCAGTTTCAGCGGTGCCAGTTTCAGGTGGTGCCGGTACCAGCTGTTACGGGCCGTCACGATTGGTTCCGCCTCACCGCCCTGCGGTAGAACACCGAACGGGGAGTAGGACTGTTTCCAGTGTTCCGTGGCCCGGTCCAGGTTCACCGACACGACCAGGGCCGGCGGCGGAGATGGGGCCGGGGTATCGACGGTGTACCCCAGTTCCCAATCAATTTCCTCCGCCGCCGCGTCCAACGCCCGTTGCATCGCGTCCAGCTGTTCCGCGGTTGGTGCTTCCAGCCGTAGTAGCAGCTGTAGTTCCTCGATGCCGGCGTATGCCATCTATTCGGATTCCGCCGCGTCGATTGACGCCCGGATTTCGTCTTTGTTCATGCTGGCGTTGGCTGGGCTCGCCCCAATGGACTGGGCGTAGGCCAACAGTTCGTCTTTGGTCATCGCGTCCAGGTCGTCCGCCTCGGACTCATCGGCGGCGGCCGCGGATGCCGTCACGCCCTCCGGGGGCGTGTCCACCCCCGGCCCTTCGTTGTTCGGCCGCACCACCTGTTGGTTCGGCCAGTCCCAAACCGTGCCACCGCGGTTCCGCGGTTCGGGTCGTGCCTCGG